TAAATCGTTGGTAGTTTTTAGCTAGTTCTTTACCCTCTTTCACATAGAGCTCTAACGCCTCATGCACTTCCTTACCATACATCATGGCTTCATTCTCTTTGACTGTATAATTTTTAAGTACCCGTATTTCGTGGTATTGTTTAGGGCAGTTTGTATATTGTTTTAGTGATGAGTAGCTCCATGTAAAATTAGCCATTATCTTCCTTGTCCACGATATTTTTTAAAATCTTTCTTAAAGTATTTGTTCATAGTAGAAGTCTTGGCTACCCTACCACCTTGACTCGTTCGTTTATGTATGGGTTCTCTTACTTGTTCCGTTTGTTTAATCTTTGCCACTATTCATCCTTTATAAAAGTTTTAGGGTCTACTCCGACGAAGCCACAGGATTGTGGTTCGGTTATTTCAAATCCAAATACATCAGGGTGGTCGCCAGGTAGGTTGCTATACTTTGTTAATAGGCAACTCGCCGCCATGTATTCACTACAGTGTTCGTAATAGTATTCTATTGCCGTCTCACAATTGTTAAAATATCCTACGAATTCTAAATCGTCATAGTCGCCACTAAGACTTACTGTAAGAATGAATGCGCCCTCTGTTAAAGTCATATCTTTTTCTCCTAAAAGAATGCTTCTAGTAACCCATCTCGTCTGACTATATGTCCTTGCAATGTAATTCTGTATTCTCCTGGTACAAATTTTTTTAAACCTGCTATACGATGAATAGTTAAACCATCATGTAATACCAAATCTCTTTCACGATATGGAAAATATTGTTGTTGATGAAATTTATCTATGTAGTCCATACCCCCTCCTGATACAGGTAGCTTAATAGCAAGTGTAAAAGCTGATGCGTCTTTGTCACTTATATTTAAAGTGTAGTGTGGGTAGTCTTGATGCCAACTGCCTGCAATAGATGTAAACTTAGGATGTGAGGGGAATATATGAAATCCTGGTATGGCTAAATCATGTGCTAAATACACAGATTCTTTTAACTCTTTTTTTAACGTGTCTAAAACTTTTTCATACACTTCATCAAATTCGCCTAACAATATATCATTTTGCCATGCAGAATCTTTGTAATATGAATCAAGTTTTCCGTCAAGATAAGCACATCTACCTAGAGTGTAAAAAGGATAATCTTTAGACCTGCTAATCCATAATTCTCTCAAAGCAAGAACTTTGTCTGTAATGTCATTAACATCTATGTCTAAAGTTGCTGTATTTATATCCACACAAACCCTACTTAATTTTTAATCGTTATATATGATAACACAACAATGTAAATTATGCAGACTTTTTCTTTGATTTTTTAGTGGCTGTTTTCTTTTTCTTCTTCTTCTTGAGGAATATACCAGGAGTGTTCTTGCGAACAGAACGATCAGAGTTTCGATCAAATGAACTGTTGTCAGCAAACGATACTATCTTAGTATTTTTACGAGTATTTTTACCACCTTTGCTTAATGGTTTAATGTGCTCTACTGAAGTACCATCTCCAACTTTTGCACGGCCTTCTTTGATTGCTTGGCGACGTGCTTTGTTGCGCGCTGAACGAAGTTTTATTTGTTCAGGTTTAGATTTATAAATTTCATTTTCTCTTTTATAATCTCTTTTCTTTTTAGTAGTTTTCTTTTTATTTTTTTCTGTACTCATTTTTATTTTCCATTGTGTGCACAACTAGCTACAGGACACCAACGACATCCAAAGTTTGGTGTTGCATTAAACACGTTTGTTTGATATGCGGTGTCAATCCTATGTGTTATTTTACCCCATTCTTCAAACATTTCTTCAACTTTCTCACTATTATAATCTTCTTTTATTAGCTCTTTACTTACTAAAAACATTAGTGCTGACTTGATACTTTCTACTTCAGGGAAGTGTTTAAATACACCCACACTCATTAATGACAATTGCCTTGTGTCTGCATACTGACTAGACTTACCTGTTTTATAATCAATGACTGTGGCTAAATTTTTATCTTTGTCTATAACTAATAAATCTAATACACCTCTCCACCACACGTTGTCATCAAAAAAACCACATGGCTCTAGGTCTTTAGTTAAACCAATTTTATGTTCGCAATACTTGTCTCCAGGAATTCGTTTGACTTTATCTAATATAGACTTAAATATATTAAACTTCTCAGGAAGTTCTACACCATCACGGACATATAATTCCGCTGCTTTGTGAACTTCGTTACCATACAAAAAATGTTTTTGGTTTGGATCTGTTTTTACATCTTTTAAAACATACAAGTGTTGATATTGCTTAGGGCATTTCTCAAACGTAGTTGCAGCTGAATAAGACCATGTTTTTAAATTAGACATTATTTTGCATCCATATAATTGTCTCCGACTCCGATCTCGCAAGCCAAAGGTAAATTTGAGCACCATGCAGGGGCAGTTGTCATACACTGCTCTATATATGATACACACTCTTTTGTTTCTTCTTCCTTACAAATCATGACTAATTCATCATGAACTGTTAAAACTACTTTATATTTTTTTGAAACTGATAGTAGTTGATCTCCAATAATATCACGTGCTAACGACTGTATACACCTTTGAAAAACTTTAGCAGGGTGTATATATTCTTGAATTATATTCCTACCTAGTTTTTTATCATATACCCACGACTCTCTACCATCATCTGTAGTTATTTTTCTTAAGTTAGGTAAACCTAAAATCATACCGTTAGGTTTTAGCATGCCTTCTTTTGGTACACTTTGTATTATATTGTTAGCACCCATTGAGTATTTTTGTCCTGACTTTACTGCCATCAACATATCACCTGCATCACCCCATGCCCTTACTAAATCAGGGTTGGCATTTCTATACGCATATACTATATTTTTAACCTCGTTTATGTCTTTATCTACCCCGCCCTGGGTTAATATGCTGTGCATCTTTACTGCGCCTACACCATAGATACCTGATAAATTAACCACCTTAAATATAAACCGTAAGTCTTTGTCAACTTCGTTATACTCTACACCTGTTATATCTGATGCCGATTGTTTATATAAATCAATACCTTCTTTGATTAAGTTAACTTTGTCCGTAGACTGCGCAAACCAATACGCTAGTCTAAGCTCGATATTACTTAAATCAGCAGCGACTAATTTATATCCTTTTGGGGCACACATAGCTCGTCTGAGCTCAGATGTTCTGGGAAGATTTTGTAGGTTAATCCCATCTACTCCACTCCATCTATGTGATACAACGGCCCCAGAATATTTTAGTGGAACTGCTAGCAATCCTCTGTTAGCTATATGTATAAAGTTCTCTGTGCGTGTTTCTTCTAATGTAGATTTGTTTCCTATCCTTGCAGATGCTAATGCTTGAATGTATGGATCGTCATGAGTTAGTAATGCTTTAAACCCTTCATCAGTTTTAGCGAAGGCGTATGTTTCTTTGCCTGTTGTAGGACTTGTCTTCATAGGAATTTTAATTTTTAGACTTTCAAGTATTTCAGCAAATTTAGGGTTACTCATTAGTGAATCTTTGTCTACTGCTACTTTGTCTAGTAGTTCTTCTTTAGTTGCTTTTACTTTAGCTAGATGCCTTACCAACAACCCTTTGTTTAGTTGAAGCGCAGGTTCAGTAAACATGCGTATAGTTAAATCTATTAGTTTTAATTCTGTTTTATTATATTTAGGGAGCAATTGATAAAATAAAGCGTGAGTTAAATCTACATCATTTTTACAATACAACCCGTAGTTATGTAATTCATTTACAGCAAATTGATTTCTATGTTTACCTAATGCATCTTGAACTTCTGTCCCCTTTGCCCCTAGCCCATACAGCCCTGACAAATTATTTAAAGATACTGATTCTGTTAGTCCATGCAATAGAGTTCCCATACCCATAGTATCAAGCAATCCTTTAGGTTTGATGTCAAATATCCAACTAAGTATTGCGCCATCAAATCGCATGTTGTGTCCCAGTGCAAAACTGTTTTCAAAATCGTATGATTGTAGAAATGATTTTATTTCTTCATGACTGCCTGAGAACCAAACAGTATCTTGATTGTTTTCTTTTACTGCTACACCTATGACCTCAAACTGTGGATCACGTATATATGCTTCTGTAGTATATTTTTTTAAACCATACTCTTTAGAGTAGTATGTTTCAAAATCAATCGTAATTAGATTCAAACTTTACCTTTCTTATCAGTGACCGTATTGGCTCTTTTACAATACCCACGAATATTAAATATTCCTAATTCACTTTTTATAGCGCAATACCATTTGCCACTATCATTAATTTTTGCGTCGTCGCCACACTCACAACAAACAGCAGGTCCGACTTGTTTGTCTTCTTTAATAATCATAATTTTCTTGCGTAGTATTCATGATCGGTTTGGCATTCTTTTGAGCACCATCGTCTTTTATCCTTAACAATATTTCCGCACCAAATACATTTACCTGTTTCGTTGACAGGTATCTCTACGTCAATTGTGCTTAAAGTTTCTTTAAGTCTCTTTTGAACTTCATCGTTAGCTCTGTCTACGTCATCACTCATACCATATGACCTATGCGCCAAGGAGTTTTACCCATTCGTTGCTTTGCTGTAATGGGATTAGGTAATTCAATCCCCCATTTTTCTAATACACTAACTGAAACTCCTGCATACAATGCTACCTTATTCCTTGTAGTGTTAGGTTTTCTTTTCATATAGTCTAACGCTCTTTCAATAATCTTTGTTTTTTCTTCTGCTGTATAACTCATTTTTTTGTTTCTAGCTTTTCAATCTGTTTGTTAGCATACCAAATCATTTTTTTTAAATCTTGTATTTGATTACCTTTATGTTTACAACGCATTAAGTATTTTCCACATTGCCATAACAATGGGTCTTCAGGAAAGAACTCTTGTAATACATCTATTACTTCAAACTTTCCCATGGTGTAATGCTTCGGGTGATTCACTACATCTTCTTCTAAATCTGATCTCATACATACCTTATTATTTACCTTTAATATAGAACTCTAACATACTTAAATTAGTTTCGTCAATTAATAAAGCTTTGCCTTTAGATTTTGTAATGTCTCTGAGATGTTTTTGTTGAAGTGCTGTGGGTTTGTTGCCATTGGCTTTGCACTCAATACCAATGAACTGACTTTGATAACACGCTATGATGTCAGGAACTCCTGAACTCATGTAGCCATTAGCCACAGGAAAAAAGTGATAGGCACCTATATCTTTTAACTTCTTTACTACTTGTTGCTTAACCCATTTTTCCGTGACTTTTGTTTTGGCCATATTTTAAATGAAATACAAATTCCCGAAATCAGGAATTTGTACCAGTGATGAAATCTTTTATTCGTTTTAGTATTAAACGACTTGTATTTAGTTTTGTTGTAAATCCTAGATACACATCGTCGATCGCACTTTCTACTATAACATAAAAGACACCATCTTTCATACCTACACCTTTGACATGCTTTCGGTTAGGAGACAGTTTAAGTATAGAAACTTTTTCTTTCTCCTCCTTAGACATGTGAGCATAAGGGTGGTCGTGTTTTAATACCTTCATATGTTCTCCATAATTGAATTGACTTTATTAACTACGTCAGCACGTAAATCTGAGTGTTGTCGTAGTTCAGCAGGGTCTACACCCATGAGTGATTTTTCTAGTTTAACTCTTACGTTTTCAAGCTTCGGGTCTTTGGTGACATTCAACTTTGTAAGTAAGTTAGTTAAGTCTAGGGCGTTGTTGACAAGGCTGTCTCTAAATATTTTTTTGTCATCACCTCCTAATCTCTCTACGATATGTTCTACTGTCTTGTGAACTCTTGACCAAGCATCATTCATAGCATGTTCGATTCGATCGTCATATGCTTTTTGATACTCGTTTTTAAGTTCTGTTTCCATATCATTGCCTAGGTTTACACGAAAGTCCCCTGCTTCAGGCACAGGCATAATTGTATACTTCAGACTGAACCTGTTAGCAATTACATCTGTATCAGGATAGTCATTACGATTAAACAACTCACCTAGTCTGTAAGCCATAGCTGTTATGATTTGTGGATAGTTAGTAAGAAACGTTTTTACACGCTCTTTAAACAAGTCCTCATAGTCAGTCAGCTGACTTTTGTAGTCAAAGAAGTTTGTCATAGGTAACAGTCTCGTGCCTGTATCTGACCACGGCAGTGTCTGTCTTGTATGCCAATCACGTATTTCTGTTGACAGTTTAGTAATGCGTTCTAATTCGCTTGCCCCTGCCAACAAATGTTTGTTGTAGTTGCCTGCTTTTGTCGTAGTGTTTTTATCAATATCAATTTCTTTTGATACACTCTTGTCTAACTTTCTTGCAGTCCATACAGATATGTTTAGGTCTATAAGAACTGAACTTGATGCGATACTAGTCATTATGTTCTCCTTTGTAAGTTTGTTGGTATTCAGTTACTTTGCCATCAATCATGCTGTCAATAAGCATAATCCCTGGATTGTCACTATTCATTGGAACCATAGTCCTGCGTATACCACTGAGCAACTTCTTTAATACGCAGTCTTTAGGACTCTCTTCATAATCATTGTCTTTTTTCCATTCCCACTTTACCTTATGAGTAGCAAAACCTTGCATTACAGGTTCATCTGAACCTGACGCTATAATTTTGTCTACTTCTGCTAAGGAGTCATTTATTAAATTTATATCTAATTCATACACCTTTGTGTCAGCAAGTTTGCACATAACTAAATACTGTTGTATGTCTTTCCATAATATGTGATTGCATGGAAAGTTATGAACCACAGTTTTATCCCAATGTTCTTGCATATGTGGATGGTCGTTTACACCTTTATCATTCCATATATCTCGTGCAATGTATTTAGTTACTGTATCACCACTAAAGTCTTGCATTTGATAATACTTTTTGACATTCGTAAGCTGTCTTTTCGTTAATCTTTTTAAGTCAAAGGTAGCCGTCATCTTTGATATTACTTTTAGATGCTTCTCTGGAACATGTATTCCCATTTTAATTCTCCTTTACGTTAATTGTTTTACCATGAGGTGCTTGCAAGTCAGTAGTCACTGCCCATAAAACAGGACTTTGCCATGCACCACCCCAATTATCTTCTACATAACCATCAGTC